CACCACCGCCAAAACCACCACCTAAACCAGCAGATGGTGCCCCGCCTCCAGACGTATCACCACCAGCAGCCGGTGCTTCACCACCACCTTCCATTGCTGCAGATATATCTCCGTAAATTCTATCAACTGTATCGAACATACCTGTATGCTTAATGACATTTGAGGTATTTGCAATTTCAGCTGCTGCTGCTTTCTCCATTCTTTGTTCTAATAAATCCTGTTTAATATCATCATCAGACCATCCCAATATTTCACGTTTTGCTCTAGTCATAGACATTACGCCAAATCCATTACCAGCATCTGCAACAGCATCTTTGTAAAGTGTTACTTTTAATTGTGTATGCTCAACTTTAAGCATCTCTGCTTGTGTGGATGGATTATTAAGTGTAAGAGTAAAATTATCTAAATCGTCCTCAAAACCTAAAACATATAGGTGAATAATAACAATTTTATTTAATTCTTGTAACATCGCTTGTTGAATACGATTAATTGTTCTTGAAAAGCGAATATCTTGAAGTGCTAAATTTTTACCCTCTCCTGTAGCCTCCTCAAACCCTAAAAATGGTTTTGGAACTCTTAATGCTGTAAATAGTTTTTTCTGTAAGTACTCAATATCGGCTATCTGGTCTAAATTTTGAGCTCCCGGCAACGTATCAATTGGGTTTGGTGCATCTTCACTACGTACTGGAATAAAATAATCTTGGTCATTAGCTAATTGATTATATCTTAAGTCAATTTGACCTGTTTGTGGGTCAACAATTGATGCTCTTTTAAATCTATTAGCAATTTCATTTACGTATGCTTCAACATCCTTGTCATCAATATTACCGACGTAAATCTTATAAATTCTTCTTTCAGGCGCCCTAGTAACACGATACACAAGCATTGCATCTTCAGACAAAATAAGTTGTTTCCAAATTCTTCTTGCTTTTTCTAAAACAGATGTACCGTATGGTAATCTTCTATCATCACCCAATAATCTGAAATGGGCCATTTGCCAAGAATTAAATTCAACATCACGGCCTCTCCAATAAAATTTAACCTTGTCAGTTATATAATCCTCATTAGTTCTTTGTGTTAACATGTCAAACAATCCGCCATCTCTTCTCTCCATCTCATAATTTGGCATTTGCTTAACACTAACAATACCGTTTTTATCATCAATATTTAAATAAACAAAATTATCACCATACTTACATGTATTTCTTGTCCACATTGGTAAAGATGTGTGAATATCTAATCTATTGTATAATAAATCTTCAACAATTGTTTTTACTCGCTTACTTTCAGAATAAACATTTATCATTCTACCATTTGAATTAACAGTAGTTGACTCTTCCATCATAATATCTAAAGCGGCAGCAATTTCTGGATAAAATTCCATAGCTTCGAAATCTGAATACGACCCTATTCTAGTTGTTTCATAGTTAACAGCTTGTTGAAATAAGCCGTGTTCAACTTTTTTCCAAACTTGACCTAAATATCTATTTTGTTGTGCTTGTAATTTGGCAACCTCAAACTCTTGTTTGTCAGTAGTTTTTAAAAGTACGTCTTTATTTATATTAAATCTTTGTGGTGTAACTTCTTTTGTTTTAAAACCATCAGGACCTAATATTTTTCCTAATTTTTGAAATATTGTTAAATTATTTGTAGCCATTTTTTTTATTTAATTATAACGATTTTTTAATTTTAATCAAGCTTATTGTACATAGTCACACTCAACATAAGCAATCCTTTCTTGCACACCATTAAATGATGAAATATCATATGAATATGTTGAAATCCAGTCTTCCCCCTGAGAACCCGGAGTCGCAGTACAATAGTATTTTCTATTGTTTGGATTATTTGGATTGTTAATAATTAATTTTGATTTTTTACTATTATATGTGGGTGTTTCTGGACACCAAGTATATAAATAGTTACCATATGTTTTTAACGCATAACAACCTCTTTTTTCTGGTTTAATACCCATAATTAAAAATTTATTTTGAACCACTAAATAGCCACATATATTGGCCTTTAGGGTCTTGCATATTTTTAGATACAACTGGACTAAATTTAGGTGCAGCTGCAGCTTCCTTATACCTGTTATTTTTTGAAACAAATCCGTTTCTATTATTTTCAAGCAAAGCCTCAGCTGTATTACCGTTACTAACCCAACTATTTAGCATTGCTTTAGTTTGTTTTTCAAGTTTTTCCAAGTTTTTAAATGAATGTTCAATTACCCACAAACACATAGCCATTGCCATCAACAAATCATCATGATAACCATCCATATGGTCTGGTCTACCATTTTTATATACAAATGTTTTCATTTCATTTGTCATTCTAACAGACCTAATTTTAACAATATTGTTTCTTATTTTTTCTTCTAAATTGGAAACCAATTGTGGCCTTATTGAACTTACTTGAAGTCCCGGAACCTTATTATCTTTTTTATAAGCTTCCATTTGTCTTTGTTTAGTTGACAATATCTTACCATTAGGTGTATCGTAGTGTAATCTTTTATAATCAAATTCTAAAAGCTTTAAAACGGTAGCAACACCCATACCACCAGTAATATCAACAACGGTATAAGCCTTATACATTTCACCATACTCTTCAACTAACTGAGCCAACAAGTCTGGTTGGATTTTACCTTGATACTCCATAACTTGTTCCATTGTTGTAAAGTCTAACATTACGATTGTAGACGAATCCTCACCGTCTCCACGCGAAACGTCAACACCCATTATGTATTGATGACCTTCTTCAGGCTCCTTCCAAATCCAAATTTCATTTTCAGCTCCACTTACATATGCTGGGTCTTGAACATTTAGATTGTTTTGGGTTTCAATATCTTCTTCTGAAATAACATTACCACCAGAACCAATAAATGACACATCCAATTCTTGTGCTATCATCCTAGCATCATTATTCATACCTCTACACATTTCTTCATACCATGATGATGTTGGCTTATAACCATCATTAATCATTTTTATATATGAATCAAATGTAAATTCAACTTCAGTTATTATCTCTTCACCCTTAACCCATTTCAAATCTTTATTATATCTCAAATCCTCATACCATTTCATTTCAATGATATTGAAATTATTTTTTTTGGCTTTAGATTGAGCATACGTTTCGTAATAAAGCTTATCCATACCATTTGGTGTAGAAATAAGAGTAGCTTTACCACCAGTACCAAGAGCTGTTAAAGCTGCACCGAATACAATAGCCCCATTATCAATATAGGCCGCTTCATCCATAACAAGATAAGTAGGTGTAAAACCTCTTAATGCGTCTTTAGATGTTGCAACAGCTTTTACACGACTACCGTTTGGTAGTTTTATCTCTTTTTTAGAATCGGTAATGAAAATAGTCTTTGATTCATTTTTGGGTGAACCGTAATATTCTGGACCCCAAACCCATCTTGGTAATTGTGAAACAAAATCTTTAATTTTAGCCAAAAATTCAAAAGCCAATTCTTGCTTGTTAGCAATAATCAGAATCGCTTCTGGATTTTCTTCATCGGCAAATCCAACCTTTATAGATAAATAAGCGGCGGTTGTTGTAGATACACCGGCCTGTCTTGGTTTTGTGATTAAATTAAACCTATTATGCTCGTAAGCATGGCAAATTTCTTTTTGTCTTGGGAATAGTTTAAACGGGACAAATCCTTCTTGAGTTTTGTCAAATGTCTCTAAATAGGTCTCAATTGCGTAAATTGGACTTGATAAACATTTAGCATACTCTTTTATTATTTCTTGCCTAGTCAACATATTCTTTTACTAATAAATATACCGATAGGCAATTAAAACGCGATTTTAACGATTTTCAAAATATTCTAACCATTTGTTTTTTGCCCATTCTCCTGAACCAGCAAGACCCATTTTATTTAAAATTTGAAAATTTAATTTTCTAAATTTATAGGCAAATTTCATTTTTTTAACAATATCATCTGTTGATGTCGGGTTTGCTTTATAAAAACAACTTAACCAATTAATTTCGTTTGAACCTATGATTGGTATATTATTAGAAACAAAATCGGCAGCTACAATATTAAAAGTTTCATTTAATGATACTTGTAATCCTAAATCCATTCTTCTAATTAATTCTGTAAAATCTTCATGACTATACCAAGGATGTTCAATTAACCTGTGGACTTCCTGATTTTCAAACAAAGCTCTAATATTTCTTAAAGCACTATCCCCCTTTTCAATTCTCTCACTATTAATATGAAAATTAATAGGTTTAGTAATCCTATTTCCAAATTCTATTGCGGCTACAGCTTGTATTAACTGATTTTTCATTGGCCTTATTGCACCAAAGCATCCGATATCAACATAATCTTTATCAATAAATTTTTCTTTTTTACCACCAGTCACTGGGTAGTAATTTGGTAAAAAAACCAAATTATTAATGCCAA